TTTCCAACCAACACTGCAGCTTTAGCAGCAGGATTAGTAGCTGGAGATATCTATGTGGTAGGAACATCACCTCTCCCTGCTGGGAACGCAGCTCAGTTGGGTGTGGTGTATTAAAATTTAATTAAATGGATGATATTAGAAAAATATCAGTAGGTGCTGACTATAAGTCAAGTGCTATGCATTATATTGTAAATCAAGAAGTTTTAAATGGAAAGTATATAATCCATTGTATAAAAAGAGACATTAAAAGAAACTCATATAAGATTTTTATTATATCAGGCAGTGAGGTTTATTTGTGGAAAGAGTTTGGAGAGCAAATGCCAGTTTCGATAGAGTATAATATAAATTTTTAATATGAAGTCACCTTTTTATTTTATAATAACTCCTGATAAGGACAGAAGATATAACAGCACTGTAGATTGGGGTGGTTTGGAGTTTATAACTAGCAGCTCTAAAGAAGATTTTAAATTCTCTAATAGAGAAGCTATTGTGGTAGAAACACCACTTGGGTACAAAGGTCCTATATCTCCAGGAGATAAAATTTTAGTTCATCACAATGTTTTTAAATATTATAATGACATGAAGGGTAGAGAAAAAAGTGGAAAAAGTTTTTTAAAAGACAACACTTTTTTTGTAGACACCACGCAGTTTTATGCTTATAAAAAAGATGGAAAATGGAATAGTTGTTTGCAGTATTGCTTTGTAAAGCCAATAGATGTTGAGGATAATCATTATTTACTAAAGAATACTAATGAAGAACCCTTAATGGGTATAGTTAAATATGGCAATGAATCACTTGCTGCACTTGGAGTAAATGAAGGTGATGTCGTTGGCTTTCAACCTGAAAGTGAATATGAGTTTAATGTAGATGGAGAGAAGTTGTATAGAATGTATACACACAATATAACTATGGTAGTATGAAGTCAAATGATATTAAATTAAAAATAATAGAAGCAGGATATGAAGCTGTTAATCAACTCATAAAAGTTGCTAAAGAAAAAATTATAAAACCTGATCCTGATGATGAATTAGCAGCAGACAGATTAAAGAACGCAGCTGCTACAAAAAAGTTAGCTATTAATGATGCGTTTGAGATTTTAAATAAAATAGAAATAGAAAAAGAAAACATTGAATTATCTAATAAAAACTTAACTAAAAAAACTAACCAAGGTTTTGCAGAAAGAAACTCAAAATAGTTTATACAGGGTTGCTAAGTCAACCATTCCTGGATCTGTTGTTTCTTTAAAAAACAAAAACAAATCTTGGAAGTATGGTTATGATTCAAAGTATGACTTGGTTGTTATTTCTAAAGATGGTACGTTAGGAGATATTTATGTTATCAATGGATTGAGAATAGGTCTTCCCAAATGTCCTAAAAGTGTTTTTAAAAGATCGTCAAAAAAAGCAGATCAATATTGGAAACCTTTTGAATACCCCACTGATCTTTCTAAAATAAAAAGTATTTTTCAATGGAATGAAATGCCAGCTGCTTTTAAAAGTAACTGGGTAGACTATATTGAAAACGAATTTAATAGAAGAGAACAAGGTTTTTGGTTTATGAATAATGGTGAGCCAACGTATCTTACAGGATCCCATTACATGTATTTACAATGGACAAAAATAGATGTAGGGTTACCAGATTTCAGAGAAGCTAATAGAATATTTTACTTATACTGGGAAGCGTGTAAGGCTGACTCTAGATCCTTTGGCATGTGTTATTTAAAAATTAGACGTTCTGGTTTTTCATTTATGGCTTCAGAAGAATGTGCAAATATAGGCACTATATCAAAAGATGCTCGTATAGGTATATTATCAAAGAAAGGGGATGATGCAAAAAAAATGTTTACTGACAAGGTTGTGCCTATTTCTAACAACTATCCATTCTTTTTTAAGCCTATTCAGGATGGTATGGATCGTCCTAAAACTGAATTAGCATACAGAGTTCCAGCTAGTAAAATTACCAAGAAGAACATGTATGAGGTAGCGTCTAATGAACTTGATGGGTTAGACACTACGATTGATTGGAAAAACACAGATGACAACTCTTACGATGGAGAGAAGCTTTTATTTTTAGCACATGACGAAAGTGGTAAATGGTTGAAGCCTACCAATATACTAAATAACTGGAGGGTTACTAAAACCTGCTTAAGATTAGGTAGAAAGATTATTGGTAAATGCATGATGGGATCTACATGTAATGCACTTGAAAAAGGAGGTGATAACTTCAAAAAACTGTATTACGATTCTAATTTAGAAACAAGAAATGCTAATGGACAGACTAAGTCAGGATTATATTCTTTGTTTATTCCTATGGAATGGAACATGGAGGGTTTTATAGACAGGTATGGAATGCCTGTGTTTAATAACCCAGAAAAAGAAGTTATGGGTGTTGATGGAGAATATATTTACCAGGGAGCCATTGAGTATTTTGAAAACGAAGTAGAGTCAAAAAAATCTGATCCAGATGCATTAAATGAGTTTTATCGTCAGTTCCCAAGAACTGAGTCTCACGCTTTTAGAGATGAAAGTAAAGCTTCTTTATTTAATCTAACTAAAATATATCAACAGGTAGATTATAATGATTCATTAATATCTGAGCATTTTTTAACTAGGGGTAAGTTTTATTGGAAGGATGGCGTTAAAGATACTCAAGTTATATGGACTCCAGGTAAAAATTTGCAAAATAATTTTTTTGAAAAAAATGGAGTTAAATATCCTGGTAATGAACACATGGGATCCTTTGGTTGTGATAGCTATGACATCTCAGGAACTGTTGGTGGAGGTGCTTCTAATGGAGCACTTCATGGATTAACAAAATTTCACATGGATGAAGGTCCAACTAATCAGTTTTTTCTTCAGTATATTGCTAGACCTCAAACAGCAGAGATATTTTTTGAAGAAGTATTAATGGCTTGTGTGTTTTATGGTATGCCTATTTTGGTAGAAAATAATAAACCTAGACTATTGTATCATTTTAAAAATAGAGGATATAGAGGTTTTTCTTTAAATAGACCAGACAAGCATAAGAATAAATTATCTGTAACTGAAAAGGAACTTGGAGGAATACCCAACTCTTCAGAGGATATAAAGCAAGCACACGCTGCAGCCATTGAGAGTTATATTGAGAAGCATATAGGTTTAGATATGGATGGGCATTTTAGGACTATGGGAGAAATGGGAGAAATGCACTTTACAAGGACGTTAGAAGATTGGGCAAAGTTTAATATAAACAATAGAACTAAGTATGATGCGACCATAAGTTCAGGATTAGCTATAATGGCTAACCAGAAACATTTGTATCAACCACAGGTTAAAAAACAATCAAAAATTAGAATTAACTTTGCAAGGTATAGTAATAAGGGTAATATTAGTGAATTAATTAAGTAATGAAAGATATAAGTATAGAAATAACGCCAAATGGTTTCCCTAGTCAATATGTCTCAGATGCTGAGAAAAAAACAGACGCCTATGGATTACAAATTGGGCAGGCTATTCAGTACGAGTGGTTTAGGAAAGATGGAAATCAATGTAGATTTTATAATCAATGGAATGAGTTTGCAAGAAGAAGAGTTTACGCTAGAGGAGAGCAATCCATAGAGAAATATAAAAATGAGTTGTCTATAGATGGAGACTTAAGTTACTTAAACCTAGACTGGACCCCAGTTCCTATACTACCCAAATTTGTAGACATTGTTGTTAATGGCATGTCTGATAGAGTCTTTGAAGTAAAATGTGAAGCTCAAGACGCCTTATCTTCTGAAAGAAAAAACATATTTCAACAAAATGTAGAACGCCAGATGGTGGCTAAAGATTTCTTATCTAGTATGGGTGAGACATTTGGTATGAACCCATTTGATATGAACCCTGATGACATACCAGCTGATGATGAGCAGTTAGGATTGTACATGCAAATGAAATACAAACCAGCTATAGAGATTGCAGAAGAAATAGGTATAAACACCTTATTAGAAGAAAATGAATATCAAGATCTACGCAAAAGACTGGATTACGATCTAATGGTTTGTGGTATTGCAGCTGCGAAACAACATTTTTTACCAGGAGCTGGAATTAAGGTAGAGTATGTAGATCCTGCCAATATGGTTTATAGTTATTCTGAAGATCCCTTTTTGAAAGATTGTTTTTATTGGGGTGAGATAAAAACTGTAGCAACCACTGAGTTATTAAAAATTGATCCAACATTAACCAATGATGATCTTAAAGAAATTGCTAAGTATAGTCAAACATGGTATGATTATTTTAATGTTGCTCAATGGTATCAGAATAGCATCTTCGCTAGAGACACTGCCACTCTTATGTACTTTAACTATAAAACAACTCAAAAGTTTGTTCATAAGAAAAAGAAAATGGATAGTGGTGCAGAAAGGGTTATTGAAAAAGAAGACACCTTTAATCCTCCAGAAGAAATTATGGAAGAGGGTAATTTTGAAAAGATAGAAAAAACTATAGAGGTTTGGTATGAAGGTGTAATGGTAATGGGAACCAACATTATATTGAAATGGGAAATGGCAAAAAACATGGTTAGACCTAAGTCAGCTTCTCAGTATGCGTTACCTCAGTACGTTGCAGTTGCCCCTAGAATGTACAAAGGCAACATAGAGTCATTAGTTTCTAGAATGATTCCATTTGCTGATTTAATACAAGTTACTCATTTAAAATTACAACAAGTCGTATCTAGAGTAGTTCCTGATGGGGTATATATTGATGCTGATGGATTAAATGAAGTAGACCTGGGTACAGGTGCTGCGTATAATCCTCAAGACGCATTAAGGTTGTATTTTCAAACAGGATCAGTAATTGGTAGAAGTTACACTCAGGATGGAGAGTACAACCAAGGTAAAATGCCTATCCAGCAATTAAACTCTAATAATGGTACAGGCAAAATGCAAATGCTGATTCAAAACTATAACCATTACTTAGACATGATCAGGGCAGTAACAGGACTTAATGAAGCTAGAGATGCTTCAACTCCTGACTCTAGATCATTAGTGGGGGTTCAAAAACTTGCAGCTTTAAACTCCAATACAGCCACTAGGCACATACTGGATGCTGGTCTTTATATATTGAGAAAAATATCTCAAGGTCTTTCTTATAGAATATCTGATGTGTTAGAATATACAGATTTTAAGGAAGAGTTTGCTAATAAAATAGGAAAGTATAATTTAAAAATACTTGACGATATAAAAAGTTTGTATCTCTATGACTTTGGTATTCACATTACTGTATCACCTGATGAAGTTCAAAAAGCTCAGTTAGAGCAAAACATTCAAATGGCTCTCTCTAAAAATGACATCAATCTTGAAGATGCCATTGACATTAGAGAAGTGAGAAATATTAAACTAGCTAATCAGTTATTAAAACTTAAGAGATCACAGAAAGAAGAGGCTGACAAAGAGCAGCAACTCATGATGCAGCAGATGCAGTCTCAAACTCAGTTACAAGCACAGCAAATGAAATCTCAAACAGAGATGGCTAAGATTGAAATGGAAACTAAATCTAAGATTGCTGTAATTCAAGCAGAGATACAGTTTGAAACACAAAAACTTCAAGCAGAAGCAGAACTTAAAAAAGCACTAATGGCTGAAGAGTTTGGTTATCAACAGCAGCTCAGAGATATATCTGAAAAAGCTTTACAAGAAAGAGAGACTCAAAGAGAAGATGCTAAAGCTCAACGAATTGATCAAGCCAACACTCAGCAGTCAAAACTTATTAATCAACGAAAAAACAATTTACCACCTACATCATTTGAATCAAATGAAGATTCATTAGATGGCTTTGATTTAGCTGAATTTGAGCCTAGATAAAAGTGTGTTTTTTCGTGTTTAAAAATTGTATAATTTTGTATAACAAATTAAATTAAATAAAATGGGAGATATTAAAGTAAGAGTTTTAGATGATGTAGAACAGAAATCTAAACAACAAGTTGAAGAAGAATTGTTAAAGAAGCATGAAGATCAGTTTGAAGACTCTACAGAATCTGCTCCAGTTTCAGAAAACACAGAAACTAAGACAGAGGAAGTTGTAGAAAATCAAAAACCATCGTATAGCGATGATGATGTTCTTTCACATATTAATGAGAGATATGGTAAAACCATTAACTCTCTGGATGAGTTATTTGAAGAAAGGGGCAAGTCAGAGGAATTACCTGAAGATGTTGCTGCTTACTTTAAGTACAAAAAAGAAACTGGGAGATCTATAGAAGACTTTGTTAAGTTAAACAGAGATTTTTCTAAAGTTGATCCTGATGAGCTTTTGGCTAACTATTACAAAACAAAAGATGAATATCTTGATGATGATGATGTTGCCTCTATGCTAGACGAGTTTAATTATGACGAAGATCTAGATGATGAGAAAGACATTAAGAAGTTAAAGTTAGCTAAAAAAAGACAAGTTGCTGAGGCTAAAAAATTCTTTGAGGAAAGAAAAAGTCAATACAATGTTCCCCTTGAGTCAAGTGTTGGAAATGGTATTGATGAAAAAACCCAAAAAGAACTTGAAGCTTATAGAGAGCAACAAAAAACAAAGCAAGGTTACGAAGAGATGGTTGCTAAAAATAGAAAAGACTATTTGCAGAAACTAGACGAAACGTTTAATTCTGATTTCAAAGGTTTTGAATTTAAGATAAACGATAATACCTTTTCGTATAATCCAGGTAGTGTAGATGAGCTTAAGTCTAAAAATAATGATGTAACTGGTTGGGTTAAAAGTTATTTAGATGATAATGGGCAAATTAAAGACTACAAGGGTTTTCACAAAGCTTTGGCAGTAGTAAACTATCCAGACAAGTTTGCGAAGTTTTTTTATGAAAAAGGTCAAGCTGATGCAG